CCATGCTTCCATTTTGTCGTCCAAGTGTGCTCAGCATCATGGAGAACTAGGTCCCCCATAGAAACAGGTCCGCGATTTATCGCCGCACGAGGAATAGAGTCAAGGACTCGTAGCCAAGCGCGACGAAAAAGGCACGTGATCAAAAAGATCAGCACCATCGCTAGACACCGCTCTGCGTAAGCCATTGGCGAACGCGATCCATTGTTGTGGTTCATTAGGGATCTCCTTAAGGTAGTGGGGTCGAACCCGCGTGCCTCTGAAGAAATCACCTCCACAACTCTCTCTGAAAGGCCCATCCACAAACGTTTTTGACGCGTTTGTTTCAAAACCCAGCAGACTTAGCACTTTAATCAATAAATCAGAGGCGGCCGTTGGGACGATTATATCGTCACCAAAAACATACACATCGTGATTCGCAGTGTTGGGCAAGCCCAACATGCTGCAAACCTCTTGTGCAATGCTCATGAAGAGCACGCTTTCCAACTCAAAGGTATACCCGTTTCCCATACCGGAGAATTTATTCACCCGGACCGTTTTTCCATCGATTTCAATCTTTGGTACACGGAAGGTCTCTAGCAATGAAAGCCAGAGTTCAGGAACGCAGAGGCTGACGAGGCCCCTACTTAGGGAGTCACTGGCCTGTTTCAAGTCGATTGTAGACATCGAGCCAGAGATACTGGCTTCACGGGCAACCCGCCTGTGAGAATCGGCTGCATGCAGCAAGTCCCAACCCCGGCGCGCGAATCTCAGCTTCATCGTTTTACCGATGTAGAGTTGATACGCGACGTTGAGATTTGGACCGATCTCGATACTACGGTCGGTCTTTGCGTCTTTCGGGACGCAATCCCACCTAGATGACGTAACGTCATCAAAACCGCTTAAGACACCGTCTTCGAACTTGAGCACCCCTCTTTCAAGGAGATTTCGAGCCCAAAGGCTATTTTCAAACCAAGGCAACGCGAGTTCGCGCGCCCTAACGGTCGTCGTTGGGGAGTTTGTCATTTTATCAGCCACCGTGCTACGTTGGCCTCTGCAACATAAGGTCACCCCTGGCCCAAAGCGAGCGTGAAGCTCGTTCGGAACAGGGCCCAACCACCATCCGACTCTACGTCTTACCCGCTCGAGAAACTCGCGCGTGATACAGTCATCCTGATCGTTCAGATCAAACATGATGTCGTTGAGCCGTTTGTTGGTGAGAGCACAGCGCCCCTCAGCCTCATACCAAGCATCTAACGCCGCTTTACGGCGGTCGTGCTTAGTAGGCCAGTCAGCATTCTTCGTAAAGAAGGCAGCTGCCTGGGCGTCGAGGAGGTAGGGGTACGCATGCGTGTAACTTTCTGGACTAACCTTGCGGGTTACCAGAGCATCCCAGTCGCCGCGTTCAACCAATTCAAGTTGCTCGCGACAGAAAGGCGTTGCAGCGTGGACAAGGTATGTCTTCACAACATCAATGAGAGGTCTCATATTAGTTTTTCCAGTTCAGCGGGATGACTCCCGTTAGAAAACGAACAAGGGGTTAGTTGGGTGCGAAACCCACCTTGGCGCACTCGCGCATAAGCGCAGTGTTGGTCAAGTTCGCCCCCTGGGCGATGGCTTCGGCCACTGTCTCATCATCAGCCGCCAAGAAAATCTTCGTCTCCGTCACTTGCGTGATGTAGCCGGTAACCTTCCTGGCGCCTGACATGAAATCAACGACCACGACCGGGAAGACCAAGTTAGTCTTCAACGTACGACGAGTGCCGTCAGGTGACGGCATACCAATCGCACGGAATTCCGGCCGCAAAGCCACCGAATCCCCAACAGAGTTCGCACGCCAGATAGCAGGGGTTTTATCCCCTGCCGAAGGCGTCATGGGTGTGTAGTCGATGTCGGTGGTTCCGTCAGCTTTTTTGACGGTCAAGAGAGCCATTTGTGGCATATTATTTTCCTTTAAGTTGTTGAAGAAGAAGTGCAACAGAGGTTGCCGCACGATTAAGGGAGAATTCCCAGGGAGGTTTCCCTCTCAGGGTTGGCATAGCTATTCCGATAGAACGAGCTACCCGCGTTACCACGATCCCGTAATTAGGGGGGTGGTACCTAGGTTCCAT